CGGGCGGGCGCAAGGCAGGCACGGACAAGGTCTCACGGGCCAACTCTGTTGCGCCGATCCTGGAGTCGGGCATCGTGTGGGCACCGGACACGGACTGGGCGGAAGAATTGGTCGAGGAATGCGCGGCCTTTCCCAACGGGGACAACGACGACATGGTGGACGTGACGACCATGGCACTCATGCGATTCCGGCAGGGCAACTTCATCAGCCTGCAGACCGATGACAACACGGACAGCTCCAGCTACAGAGACCTTGTCCCAGAGTACTATTGAGGAATAAAATGCCCCTCAACTATCTACTTGGCAGGGGCACCATGCAAGATCAATATCTTCCCAGCGGAACCGGCGATGATTCGCTGGATACCCCTGTCGATTTGAATGCTGCGCAACCCGTGCAGCATTTTGCTTTTGGGGGCATCGCGAATCCCGGCCAACGGCCCATGCTTCGCGGTTCAGATCGCGAGTATCTGGAGGCGCGGCAGAAGGAGTTTGATGCGTACGAGGCGCAGCGCCTGGCCTACAACAATGCGCTGACCAAGTGGCAAAACGAGGTCTACAACCCGTACAAAGCGCAGGTCGATGCGTACAACGCTGCCGCGCAGAAGTACAACACGGAAGTCTATGATCCGTACAAGGTGCAGGTGGATGCGTACAACGCAGCGCTGACCAAGTACAACGAAGAGGTCTACAACCCGTACGCGACGCAGTATGCGGCGTACGAGAAGGCGGTCAACGATTGGAACGCGGGCACTCGCGAGAGTGACTACGCGGGCCCCGCAGCGCCGACCTTGGCGCGCACGTTTGACATGACGATGCCGACGCAGCCTGAGGCGTTTGGCATGACCGCGCCCACGGCACCGAAGGACTTTGACATGAAGGCCCCTGTCCTGCCGTTCAAGGAAGAGGACGTCATCAAGTTTCAGCAGGAAGCCGCGAGCCGTGCTCAGAAAGACGCGGGCCAGCGCGCGTTGGCGCTTGAAGTGGTAAGTAATCCTGAACAGTTCAACTTTGGCTCGTTGTCCGTGGCCAACCGATTCATGGCCAAGGGAGGTCCTGTGGAAAAATCAGCTCGTGAGATGTTGGCTGAGGTAGAAGAGCCTCAGGAAAATGCGGCGCTCATGCGCATGCTCTCTGAGGTGGAGTCGGGTAGCAAGATGGATCGCGAGGCGATCTTGGCGGCCGTAGAAAAGGTCGCGGCTGCAGGCCGTGGCGGCGACGAGCTCCTGGCCTACCTGTCGCCTGAGTCGATGACTGCGCTCAAGCGCATGGGCGGCGCGGGGACCATCAACCCTGCCACCGGTCTGCCGGAGTTCAAGGGCGGCGTGATCGGTCGGATCAGCCGAGGCATTCGCGGCTTGTTTGGCCGCAGCAGCGCACCGAAGGCTGCTGTGCAGCAAGACGGTGGCGCAGCCGCTCCTGTCCAAGCCGCGCCGGCCGCGCCCCAGCAAGTGGAGCAGGCCAAGGCACCGCCCACGGCAGCGGAGCTCTTGAAGTCCGTGGACACGGCAACGGCCACGCGCGAGACTGAGGAACAGCGCTTGGCCCGTGAGCGTGCAGCGTTGGCCGCGCAACAGGGCGCAGTGTCCGCCAACCAGCAGGTAGTGGGGAACACCTCCCGGCCCAACGTGCAACTGCCGATGTCGGAAGCGGCCAACCGCACCACCGCTCCTGTGCAGATGGGCGGCCCGGCTCCGGCCAGCAACCTGCCTGCAGGCGTCTACCCCGACAACTTTGTCGGACCGCTGCCGCCTGGGGCCAAGCGCCAGAGCGAGGTGGCCCGTGATCCGCAGGTCGCGGCCGCGCTCAGTCTGATGTACCGCAGCCACACTGGCGGCGCGCCCACGGCGGAGTTCGAGCGCATGGGCGGCTACGACACCGTCTCCCGCTTGGCCGCGACGGCCGGCCACAGCGCCACGCCCCAGTGGATCGCAGGCTACGAGCAGTCGATGGGCCTGCCTGAGAGCGAGTACACCAAGCGCAACAAGCAGTTCCTGACCACCGCCGGCGGCATGCTGTCGAGCTTGCCCAAGTCCACCATCAACCTGGGCGGCCCGGCGGCGTCAACACCCGTCGCGCCGATGCCGATCAGCGGCACGCCAATCAAGACCACGCAGCCCACGGCACCCACTCCGGGCGCGGGGCTCATTCAACGCCCGACCACGCCTGGCTTCATGCCGATGGACCCGGAGTTCCTGCGCAACATCGGCCGCTACGACCCTGTCACGCAGCGCCAGATGATCGAAGAGCGCGAGCGCGACATGGGTCTTCGGCCGCGACCCCCGGTCGATCCCAACCTGCCCGACGTCAGCGACACCTTCCGGGATGTTGGTCGGGTCTACCTCGACAACCCAACGCCGGACTACACCCAACGCGGCGTGGGCTCGGTGGGCAACATAGGCGGCATCACCATCCGTGGCCCGGCGACCCCCGGCGCAATGCCCGACTTCGGCAGCCCACGGACCCCGGCCCAGCAAGCGAGCAGCCCGAGCAACTACTTCGGCCTGAACCAGCCTGCCGCGCCGGGCATGAACCCTGGCACGGTGAGCACGCCGTACAGCCCCTTGGCCATGTACCAAGGACCATCGCCCACGCAGGCCATTGCCAACAACCCCAACCTCTCGCCGCAGATGCTGGGTGGCCAGCAAAACGCCGGGATGATGACCGACCGCTTGGGCAACCGCATCTATGCGCCCGGCACACCGCCCGCCTTCATGTTCGGACCGCCTGGCTTTGCCAAGGGCGGCGAGGCAGACATCGCCGCCATGCGTGCGCTGGTGGACGCGAGCAACATGGCTGAGTCTGAGGACCAAGAAGAGGTCATCAACACTGATCCCGTGGGCAGTGCCAAGGGCATGCTCAGTGAGCTGATGGCGCAGGAGAAACCCCGCGCCAAGGCCACTGGAAAGGTGGGCCGAATGCCGGCCACTGGTGGCGGCGCGGAGACGCCCAAGGAGATGGCGCTGCAGTACGAGGCACTGATGTCGCAGAAGGACATCAAGCCCAAGGCGGCCCGCTCTGCGCAGGCCGAGCTGAGAGCTTTGGCCAAGAGCTACCAGCTCAAGAAGGCAGCGGCGGAGAACGCGGCTCGTGGCTTGATGAGCAACACACTGGGTGCACCCACGTTGGAAAAACCCACTCTTGAGCAGCCGACGCTGACCACGCGCCGGTTTGCCGAAGGGGGTGAAGCAAAAAAAGACAAGGAGGTCGAGGGTTCTGACGGCCCCTCGGCCTCCGCTTTGCTTCGCCGTCTGGGCCTGGCAGTGGCCCGTGGAGTTCCGCAGGCTGTGACTGGTCTTGTGGACCTGGCAGCACTGCCCTTGACAGCAACCGGCCGGATGAGGGCCGAGGATGTCGTGGGCACAACCGACTACCTGACCAAGCGCGGTCTCTTGCCCAAGCCCCAGGAGGGTTTGGTCAGCGAGAGCGCAGAGCTCTTGTCGAGCATGGCTTCGCCTGGCGGCGCGGCCAAGGCGGCTGTCGTTGGGATGATCGGGCCCAAGGGCATCATCGAGGCGGCTCGCCGCTCCAAGCTCTTCAAGGGCCCGGGCATGACAGTACCGGAGGAGAGGTTCTCTTCGGCTGAGATGCTCCGAATGCTGGAGGAGCAGGGCATCGATACCAATCGGATGTGGCTGCGCGGGAAGAAAGAGGACGCCGTCAAGGGCGCTCCGCACTACGACTACGACACGCTGGAGTACCTGTACAACTACCAGAAGCGCCCTGATGCAGTGGAGGCCGCGATGCGTGATTCGCGGCGCTCGCAAGCTACTCAGGGTCGCACGCTCTCGCGCCAGCCGGGTGATCGCTCGGTGACCAAGTTCAACACCACTGGCGGCGTGTGGCTCACTGAGAGCCCGAGCCTGGCGCAGACCTACGCGGGCGAGCGCGGCTACGTCATCCCTGTGTATGCTCCAAAGCCTGACGTCAAGCTCGATGCCAAGGGCGAGCAGTGGTCCGACTTCTACCGCAAGGACAAGGACTGGAAGGAAGCCTTTGCCGATCCGAAGGTGCGACTGGTGGAGGTGCGCAATATCATCGACGCAGGGCCGCACTGGACCAAGATGATCTCGCCTGAAGCCAGTGAAGAGGAGCTGCGCGCGCTGCTCACGGCCACGAACCTGTTTGCCAAGAAGCCGTTTGAGAAGCGCGTGGTCAACAAGCTCACCGGTGAGCCCTTTGAATTCAAACACGGCGGCGCTGTGAGCCACGCTGCATAAGGAAAGCACATGCCAATCGACAAAGCCCTCAATCAAGCACCCGTCTTGGACGTGGTCGTCGGCCTGCCAGAGCCGGAAATGGACATCGAAGTCGTCATTGAAGACGACGGCGGCGCGACGGTGGAGATTGGCGCAGACAAAGCGGCCGAGGTGGACTTCTACGACAACCTCGTGGACGTCATTGACCCCGATGATCTGAGTCGAATCGCGCTGGAAGTCTCTGCTGCGTTCGAAGCGGACAAGGGTTCGCGCTCGGACTGGGAGAACATGTACGCCAAGGGCCTGGAATTGCTGGGCCTGAAGATGGAAGAGCGCACCAAACCCTTCCGTGGGGCCTCTGGTGTGGCCCATCCGATGCTCACCGAGGCCATCGTGCAGTTCCAGGCACAGGCTTTCAAGGAGCTGATGCCCGCTGGTGGCCCTGTGCGCACCCAAATCGTGGGCAAAGAGACGGTAGACAAGTACCAGCAGGCCTCGCGCGTGCAGGATTTCATGAACTACCAGATCACCACGGTGATGGAAGAGTACACACCGGAGTTCGATCAGCTACTTTTCTACACCGGCTACGGTGGTTCGACCTTCAAGAAGGTCTACTACGACTACCAACTGGGCCGGATGGTGTCAAAACTGTGCCTGGCAGACGACGTTTACATCCCGTACAACGGTTCGAGCGTCATGAGCCAGTGCGCGCGGATCACTCATCGCATCGCGATGGACGCAAACGACTTCCGCAAGCGCGTTGTGGCCGGTGAGTACCGCGATATTCCGATCCAAACGAGCGCCGCGCCCGCTGATCCGAGCCCAATCCAGGCCGCAACCGACAAAGTGGTCGGTGTGCAGCCCACGGACGACATCGGCGAGGTGTTTTTGCTCGAAATGCTGGTGAATTTGGACATCCCAGGCTTTGAAGACATGGATTCCAAGGGCGAGCCGACCGGTATCAAGCTGCCGTACGTCGTCACACTGGCTGAAGACACGCTTCAGGTGGTCGGAATTCGTCGGAATTGGCGCGAAAACGACCCGCTGAAGAACCGCCGCAACTATTTCGTGCACTACGTGCTCGTGGAAGGTCCCGGAGCCTATGGTTTGGGCTTTGTGCACCTCATCGGCGGCCTGTCCAAGGGCGCAACGAGCGCTTTGCGCCAGCTCATCGACGCTGGCACGCTGGCAAACCTGCCTGCGGGCTTCAAAGCCAAGGGCGCGCGCATCGCGGACGACTCCGATCCGATCCAACCGGGCGAGTGGCGCGACATTGACGTCGGCGGAGCCGAAATTTCGGCCTCGCTGCTGCCGCTGCCGTACAAAGAGCCGAGCCAAGTGCTGTTTGGCCTGCTCGGCTTCCTTGTGGACGCTGGAAAACGCCTGTCCAGCACCGCCGACATGCAAGTTGGCGATGGCAACCAGTACGCACAGGTTGGAACGACGCTGGCGCTGCTGGAGCGTGGCTCGATGGTCATGTCCAGCATCCACAAGCGCATGCACTATGCGCAGACGTTGGAGTTCAGGCTGCTTTTCGAGGGCTTCGGCACCTTCTTGCCCGACGAGTACCCGTACGAGGTGCCTGGCGCAAGCCGCCGGGTCAAGCGCACGGACTTCAACAACATGGTGTCGGTGCTTCCCGTGGCCGACCCCAACATTTTCAGCACCGCGCAGCGCATTCAGCTTGCGCAGATGCAGCTTCAGCTTGCACAGAGCGCCCCGAACATGCACAACATGTACGAGGCCTACTACCGCGTCTACGCCGCGCTCAATGTGCGCGACATCGACGGCATTTTGCTGCCGCAGAACACGCAGATGCCGCGTGATCCGGCAACCGAGAACGCCGATGTGCTCAACAACATGCAGCTCAAGGCATTCGCTGGCCAGCAGCACGATGCGCACATCATCACGCACCTGATGATGGGCCTGTCGCCCATTCTGCAGGCCAATCCGATGTCGGCCATGATGTTGCAACGCCACATCCTGGACCACGTGCGCATCAAGGCCGAGGAGGACGTGGAAGCGGACCTGTTCAAGGCCTACGGCACCGATCCGGACCGCATGGTCTCACCGATCCAGAAGGAAGGCATGGTCGCGCTGCGCATTGCCCAGTACATGAAGGACGTGCGTGACCTGCAGGACCAGCTCACGGGCGGTGGCGGCGAAGACCCCATCGTGGCGCTCAAGCAGCAGGAGCTGCAGCAGCGCGCCCAGGCCGATCAGGCCGACAACCAGATCGATCAGCAGCGTTTGGCCCTTGACCAGCAGCGCCTGCAGCAGCGTGGCCAGATCGATCAGCAGCGCCTGGCGCTGCAAGCCGCCAAGGTTCAACAATTCCCACCAGGAGCACGAAATGCCGCTTAAAAAAGGTTCCAGCCAGAAAACGATCAGCGCCAACATCGGCGAGATCGTTCGCGACTACAAGAAGGACGGAAAGATCGGTACCAGCAAGCCCAAGAGCAAGGCTGCCGCCGTCAAGCAAGCTGCTGCCATTGCCTACGACAAGGCCGGCAAGACTCGCAAGATGGCCGCTGGCGGTGACGTCATCAAAAAGCCCAAAGGAGTACCTGGCCCTTCGATGGTTGTGAAAAAGAAGGACGGGAACCGTCCAGTGAAGATATACTGACAACTACCAACGCCTTCAGTCGGTGCGGTAAACCGACTGCTTTTCATGGAAATCGACCATGCTTGAATTTGCAGAAGCAGTTCTGAAAGAAATCAGAAAGCATCGCCACCAGGCCCACGAGATCGTGTTGGGCGGCGGTATTTCCGACATGGAGCGTTACCGCTTCATGATGGGCCGCCTCGAAGGTTTGAACCTGGTCGAAGAGTCCGTGAAAGCGCTTTTGAAGAAGGCGACGGGTGACGACGACGAGGACCTGTAACCTGAAAGGAGAACCATGGAAGCCGCAACGACCGAAGTACCGCAGATCAACATGACTGCGCTGGAACGAAAGTGGGCCGAGGAGGCAGCCAACAAGCAGCCGGCCCTCGAAGACGCCTACACCGAGAGCGGGTTTGATCCCGAGAAGCTCGATCAGTCCGTGATCGACACGATCCCCAAGCCCACCGGCTGGCGGATCGCTATCCTGCCCTACCGTGGCGCAGAAAAGACCAAGGGCGGCATCGTCCTGGCCGAGGAGACCCAGAGGAAGACGCAGTTGGCCACCGTGTGTGGCTACGTCTTGAAGATGGGGGACCTCGCCTACGGCGACGATTCCAAGTTCCCCACCGGTCCGTGGTGCAAGGAAGGTGACTGGATCATCTTCGGCCGCTACGCCGGTGCCCGCATCCCCATCGACGGTGGCGAGATTCGCCTCATCAACGACGACGAGGTGCTGGGCGTGGTCAACGATCCCGAAGACATTCTGCACATGTAAAGGAGCATGGAATGAGTACAGAGAACCAAGAACTGGAGTACCGAATTGGAGAAGACGAGCAGCCTGCTGCTGTCGCCATTGGCGAAGACGGCAAGGCAGAGCTCCTGGACAAGCCGCAACCCCCGCAAGCGGTTGTTGACGGCGCAGGCGCAGCGGGTGCTGGCGACAACCGCAGCGAGGTGGACGATTACAGCGACAACGTCAAGAAGCGCATCGACAAGCTGACCGCCCGCTTACGCGAGACCCAGCGCCGTGAGCAGGCAGCCCTGGAGTACGCCCGCAATGTGCAGGCACGTGCACAGCAACTGGAACACCAGTACCTGAACACCGACCAGCAGCGCATGACCGAGGCCTCTGGCCGGATTGAGACCCAGGCCGTGGCGCTCAAGCAGATCATCCGCAAGGCCCGTGAAGAGGGCGATGTGGATACCGAGACCGAGGCCATGCAGCGCCTGGCCATGCTGACCAATGAGCAAGCCAGCGTGCAGGCTCAGACGGCCCAGCGCCAGGCCTACATGCAGCAACTCGCTGCCCAACAGGCTGCGCAAGCCGCCCAGCCCCAGCAGTACCAGCAACCGGTTCAGCAGGCCCGACAGGTCGATCCTCGGGTCGAAGACTGGGCCGAGCGCAACCCCTGGTACGGCCGAGATACCGTCATGACCCATGCTGCGTGGGGTATCCACAAGCAGTTGATCCAGGGGGAGGGGTTTGACGCCAGCTCAGACGAGTACTATCATGAGCTAGATCGTAGAATTCGTGAGGCTTTTCCAAAGAAGTTCCAAACGGATTCGGATCAGCAACCCAACAGGGTACAGCGTAACGTGCAAGCTGTAGCACCTGCATCCCGTTCATCGGGTATTTCGAATGCACGCCGCACTGTCAAACTGACGCCAAGTCAAGTTGCAATTGCCAAAAAGCTGGGCGTTCCGCTTGAGGAATACGCCAAGTACGTGAAGGAGTGAGAACATGAATGACGTCAACACCACCATCAATCGCACCACGCGCGAGGCCGAATCCCGCGCAAAGAATGCGCGACGCCGTCCGTGGGCTCCCCCGTCCCGACTTGATGCACCGCCCGCACCTCCTGGGTACAAGCACCGTTGGATTCGAGCAGAAGCTGGCGGGGTAGAAGATCGCACGAACATTGCTGGCAAGCTCCGTGAGGGCTACGAGCTGGTTCGCGGCGAGGAATACCCCGACTACCATGTGCCGACGGTTGAGGATGGCCGACACGCTGGAGTGATCAGCGTGGGAGGCTTGATGCTTGCACGAATCCCAGATGAGACTGTGGCCGAGCGTAATGCGTATTACCGCGACCGAGCGAGCGACCAATTGCAAGCCGCTGACAACGAACTGCTGAAGTCCAATGCTCATTCGAGCATGGTCATTGAGCGACCCACTCGCAAGTCGAGAGTGTCGTTCGGCGGGGGTTCGCGAGGTGGCTAATCCAATCTTTTTGTGAAGGAACCATCAAATGGCAAACGTCGATAAGCCCTTTGGTCTGCGTCCTCTCGGCAATTTGTCCGCTACTGGCTCTCAGAAACAGTACGGCTA